ACCACCACCACCACCACCGGCTTGACTGCTACCACCACCACCACCACCACCACCACTACCATTGGTGGCGTCGACCAAGGTAGCAGCTTGTCCCAAACTACCAGCACCATTTCCTCCATTACCAGAATACCCCCCAGCACCACCACCGCCCGATAACATTCCAGGTGTTCCATAATCACCTTCAGAAATCCCACCATTTCCACCACCGGTATATGTGCCAGAAGGAAAACCACCGGTAGGTTGTAGATTTAAACCTAAATTAGCTGCATGCTGTCCCCCCGTTGCGGATGTACTTATAAAACTGGAAGTACCACCGTTGGAACTAGCTACTGTTCCGGGAGCACCACCATTACTATAAGTAATTCCATTACCACCTCCTCCTACTGTAACATTATAACTAGTACCAGGAGTAACCGTTATGTTATTTCGATACGCAAGTCCACCACCGGCACCACCGCTACTATAATAACCCCCTCCGCCACCACCACCACCCACGCATACTACAAATACACTGGTAACCAAATCGGGAGCTGTCCATGTGGTTGTACCAGGTGTAGTAAACACTGCCTCCCCTCTTGGATAAATTATCATTCGGAAATCCTGAGTAACAGTTTGACCAACTCTATCAGTAGCTCTAATCGTAAAATCGTGCGTACCAATATCATATGCATAACCATCTATGCGACCATTTGCAAAACCATCCTCGGCACCACCACTATAAAACGTCATATTACTTGGTATTGAACCATCTATAATTTCATAAGTAAGGTTGTCATCTGATAGGAAGTAATGGTCCATGGTGTCATCATCGATGACATTACCAAACTCCGCAAAATAATAAATGACACGCTGACCCTGGTCGTATTCTGTCACAACTCTCCCCCCGACAGCTGTCGGGGGGAGATCGTCAATAACTGTCATTTTGTAATCTTGTGTAGAAGATTGACCACCCGTGTCCGTAGCACGTATCGTAAAATTGTACGTACCTGGAGTAGAGAGAGTACCGGTCAGGTTTTGTCCACTTATCGACAGACCACCTGGTAATGAACCAGTATTTAACTCATACGTAAGCTCTGTGTCGGTGTCTAAATCATCTGTGAAATTTTGTCCCAGATCGTAATCATTGAAGGTCCTAAATTCATATTGACTTGGTAATATAATTCTCCCACCTGTAGCTGTCGGGGGGAGATCGTCAAGAACTACCATTTGGTAATCTTGTGTAGAAGATTGACCACCCGTGTCCGTAGCACGTATCGTAAAATTGTACGTACCTGGATTAGAGAGAGTACCAGACAGGTTTTGTCCACTTATCGATAGACCACCTGGTAATGTACCACTATACAACTCATACGTAAGCTCTGCGTCGGTGTATACATCATCCGCGAAATCTTGTCCCAGATCGTAATCATTGAAGGTCCTAAATTCATATTGACTTGGTAATATAACTGTCCCACCCGTGGTTGCTGGGGGAAAATTTTTACTCTTATTACGAAAATTACTAAAATTTATAGTACCCGAACTAGGTGCGAAAGTTCTATCAGTGAAACTAACACCGTAATATTCACTTAAAGCTATTGGGTGACTACCACCAAACTCATTTTGAATCTGTGATAGACTGGGGGAATCACTGATCCCCATGTTAATAATACACTATATTATAAGTTAGTTTAAAAATATTTCACGTTTAGGTACGGCTCAACCGCTTCATATTATTTAGAGGCATCATAATTACTCAGTCGGCTCACAAGGATGCACAAGATGTCATCGATATTATTAAGGACTTGTGCGGTGATGACACATTTGAATAAACTCAAAAGTTTAGGGTGTTAAAACATATATGGAATATTTTAAGAATCTCCGTAAATTTCTAGGATGTCCCGAACGAGGGGACTCCTCTCAATATCCTTGAATTCAAACTGGATATATTCGATACGTTTATGGTTTTTACCCGAGATACGTTCGCATATATCCTTGAGACCATTTTCTTCATACTTTCTGTCATGTTGTTTGAGGTCACCTGTGACAACCATTTTCGTACCTTCACCAACTCTCGTCAAAAGCATCTTCATTTGGTTGGGTGTGGAGTTTTGCATTTCATCTGCGATGATGAAGGCATCCTTGAAGGTTCTTCCTCGCATGTATGCGAGAGGGCATATTTCTATGATTTTCTCTTTTATCATGTATTGAATGTCATTTTGTGTGTAATATTCGGCAAAGATGTCCATGATGGGTCTTGTCCATGGATCCATCTTCTCTTCTAAAGTTCCTGGGAGGAACCCAATATCCTCTTCTACGGAGACGACCGGACGAGTCAATACAATCCGCTTGTATGTTCTGTCGTTGTACCCTTGTATGGCTGCACAACACGCCAACATCGTTTTCCCCGTCCCCGCTGGTCCCACTGCGAATACCATGGGTTTGTTAATACTGTACAACACGCGATTGTAATTTCTCTGATTGTCCCCCTTTGGAACTACAGTTGGATGCACTTCCTCGAGTTCCATTTCTTCCTCGAAATATTCAGTATCACAAGATGATGAGATGCGTTGTTTTTTTCTACCTCCCATACTTTTTACGCAGAACTTTTATTGACCCACCATATGAAACCACCTAGTAGGGATGTCAAAATCGCGACCAAAAGACCAAATGAATATTTTTTAGGGTTTTGTTCTGGAGGTTTATCTGGTAACTTTTGAACATTTTCATTGAGGGTGTCGATTTTCTTCAGGAGTTTCTCAAGTGCCTGAAGGATTTGAAGTTCCCTATTCTTCGGTTTCTCCTTCACGTTTACAGTTGTGATCTCAAGGACCATGAACCATTTTGCATCTGGTTGAAGTGTAACATAATCACCATCATCTTGTTGTTCGTAAATTTTGAAATCTAATTTTTTTATCGAGATGGGATTAAAATAGTTTTGTTGACGATTGAATAATTTCGCCTGTTTGTCTCTTAGTACGATACCATTACTACCTGTGAAATGCCTTTCAAGGGGAATTCGTGCAAACACTTGTCCGTGACGTTCGTCGAGCATCTGTGCAGGTTTTGGAATATCTGGACACACGATGTCAACAAACTTTGCAACATTTGTGTTGAGATTGGAATTATTTTCACCAACTTGTGTGATATAAAAGTCTACCATCTTAACACCGAGAACTCTCCCCATATCCTCAACATGTGTATTCGATTTAAGAGTCAGGTCGAGAGAGAAGGTGTTGTTTGTCCCAGTGACAAAATTTGAATCCAAAATCACATACTGAACCTTTTTAGGTATGTCGTCTAAAGACATTTCTACTAATATCTAACATAATAATATGGTTCCCACAATCGCAAGGAATACAATTATTTTCACAGGAAGCCTCTTTATATATGGGGTTTGGGACTTTTGTAAACTGATGAACTCATATAAAAAGAAAGACCCATAGATGTGTAGAGATGCTTCTCACAGCAATTTTTAACACCCTGTATGGAATGGGTCCATATTATCTAGATTCAACATACAAATGGTTCAAGATGGCTCTTTGGGATGCACCTACCCGGGTGTTCCTTGACGTTCAACTCGAGCAAATGAGACTTGAAAGAAACCTAAGTGAAGACGTTGACCCCGAAGAAAAGCAAGAATGAAAGAATACCACTTCCCAGTTGTCACCGACGAGTATCGGATCGCTTTTCTCCAAGCGACTGAAGCCCTCTGTCCAGACGTCCAACGCCTTATTTGGCACGAAGTTCTGTACTGCACCCAACCTATCGACCCTCCACCTACACCTAGGAAATGTCCAATTTATTCCAGACTGTCGTCGACTTCTTTGCCCCGAAACCTCCTTCCGTTTCTAAACGAAATTTGATTGAAGCTGTCAACGACTGTGGTGAGAAGAGGTACATCGAAGTGGAGAGGGTTGTCGACCGTCGTGAAAATCTTGAAGTCCTCTTTACGAAGTGCAAGAGACTAATGTCCTTCGTAAAGAAGAAGAAATGGGATGAGACCATGTACACTCGAATTGTAAATTTATCTGACAGGATTCGTCTCTCCATGTACAAGAATGACGACATTACACCCCTATTTGAAGAATTTGAGAGTGTTGAGAATTTTTTCAAGGGAAGTTCAAAGTCGAAAATGAACCTAAGTAGCCTCGATAGTGTGTAATTTTCAAGATGAAGTTCGAACCTACAATCAAGACCGCCTACGAACCCATCCCTTTTCCCTACTTCCTCCCCCAGTATGCAAAGTTTAATGAGCCTGATAGACAAGAACGCGAAACTGATACCCGAGGGGGATTATTTACAGATGTGCAGAATAATGAAGGAACTTCATCGGAGCGAGAAGACCCTCCTCGTGACCCCTGATGTGGTTGGCGAAGATTTCATCATGACCTCGGATGCCTTCAACAAATGTTACACTTGGATCAAGAGCACCGAAGCACTTCGAGATGCTTTTGAAGATCACGAACAAGATCCCACTAATAAAGTGAAGTTAGCTATTTATATACAGTTACGAGAAGTATGTAACTTATATTGGCGAGAACTTAACCAAACGCATGGCCATGAAGAACTTTTATGGTTTATACATAGAGGAACGCTCGCACAACGCGATTTTAGATATTATGGTAGGGCGGCGCGGAGGGGTCGAGTGTAGCGAGGGAACGCACTTCTACGCGCGCCGAAGGATCGATCGTGGCGGGTGCGTGAAGTGCTTTCAGCCTCGAGAGCTCTTGTAATTGAGTGTGTATCTGTTTGAGTTCGTTACATATTTTCACGTACATCCACTCTCTCTTCGTTGGGAACATCTCGTCCTCCATGATTTCCATGATCTTTCGTACATGTTCCATACCTAAGTGAGGTGCAGAAATTATATTTTCACATTACACAATGGATACCATTATTGAAAAGTTCCGGGAGGAATTTATCGTTGACAGAAATAAACACAACCTTTCGGAAGAAACGTACCGCAAACTTTGTGAATTCTACACGCAACTTTGGGCTGAACATCACATCTAAGTTAAAAAAAATAACACTCTATTACAAAATGTCACTTGTTCCCATCAAGTTGATTAAGAACATTCCAACAAGAAACAAATTACTGAAAATCAAAGATGAAACACCTGAGATTGACAAAAATGATTACATCGAATCGAGAATTATCACAAATGCGAGGGCTCGTAATCTCATGGCTATAGAGGATGCTTCTGAGATTGCCAAGTACTATCTCCACAAGGATGGCTTCTTTGTAAGGTTTGGAGAAGACATTAAAAAGGAATCTGGAAAAGATTTTAAATTTTCATATCGTAAGACTAATGCGATGGAAAGGAATCGTGCATCGTCTAATGGAGCCACTGGTATCGAATATATTTTGATGGAACATTCATACCCAGATGGTTCGGGACACTATGGTATGGCTAAAGTCAATCATGACAATAAGACGGCTGTAATTTATGATTCGATGACGGATACAGATTCAGATTTTGAAGAACCACTTCGTTCATTACTCAGTCGTAGATACAAACTGTCTATGAAACCACTGAATGGATGTTACCCACAACCCACTGGTGGTTTCGTTTCACAGTCGTTTGCCAATTTTAAGAATAAGAACTCGGTGGGTCTTTCTCAAAAGAAGTTGGAGGAGGCATTTATCATCTCTCAATACGATGAACTTTCCCAACACCACTTCTGTTACATGGAGTCATTTCTTGTTATGATGACTGACCTCGGTATCCTTAGAC